TAAAGAACATTTGCGTCAGTTAGGCTTTAGACCACATCCTTATCGTTCAAAACGTCTGAAGGAATACTATAAACGGATGTCCATTGATCGTGAAGGCGTCATCTATGATGATAATGTGGCTGCAATGCTTAAAGCACAGGGCTTCCATATTGATGAGAATCCCAGATCAATTTATTCGGTGGAAAAACTGTATGCGGCATTGGACGGGTATGCGCCCAGTAATAACCGGAATCCTAGACCTAATCGAGCTTTCGATGCCGGGATCGCTCTAGCGTATGCCTGTTTTGCTCGACCCAAAGATGAAGAGCCATTGATGACCTTGGATATAACCCCCCCCACCATTAGGGAAGTCACCTCGAATAGGAAGGGCTCAGCGGGGTTAACCAATTATGGTCATACTAAGGCAGAGTCGGAGATGAGAGCATTAGAGCGTGGTCTGCAGACTGTTGATGGCAGAAAGGCGCCCGAGCCATGTTTAGCGTTTTCTAGAACTCAATTTAATAACAAAACTCGGCTTGTCTGGGGTTACCCCTACTCCATGACATTGATCGAGGGCTTATTCGCTTATCCCCTGCTTCAACGGTTGAAGGGAGCATCGACGCCCATGGCCTTCGCACAGACAACTTTGGTCCTGGGCTCGAATCTGAGAATCGCGAGCTATCATAAGGAGTGGGCTTATTCGCTCGATATGAGTCAGTTCGATGCAACGATTAGCAGTATGCTCATCCGCAAGGCGTTCAAGATCATATCCACTTGGTTTAATTTAGATGAGATTGAACCCATTTCTGGTGTGCGGTATAAGGAGATCTTCGACTTAGTCGTTGATTATTTCATTAAAACACCAATCGTCATGCCTGATGGCAATGTCTACTATGGAAAGAACCATGGGGTGCCTAGCGGTTCTTATTTTACCCAGATTGTAGATAGTATTGTCAATGTTATCATTATTGGTAGCTTGTCAGAGGCTTTCCACTTGGACGTAGCAGCACAGGATCTGTTCGTTCTCGGCGATGATATCCTATTTTTCTCTAATCGATTAGTTTCTTTGGATAAGTTAGCCGACTATGCTAATCTGAACTTCGGCGTCAAGATGCATGGAAGTGAGAAGTCAACAGTGGTGCGGTTTGATCAGCCAATCCACTTCCTCGGGCGTATATGGACCAATGGCCTTCCCGATCTCGACGAGGAAGAGATCATCAGTAGAGCTGTCTTTCCTGAAAGGTACCGGAAACGGTCACCTGAATATCAGCAGAGGAGGAGGGAGCTTCATTTGCTCTTGCTCTCCTATGCGGCAGTCTACCGACATGGGTGGAAGATCGCAGCTAAGGCTATGGGTTTATCTGAACGTAACCTCAATCGAGGGGTCGGAACGATAGCGATACTACTTCATGGCGGCTCAGTCGATGACGTCGAACCTGATCACTTAAGTGGCTTGATGCGCTATCAACGCAAGTACGGCACTAAAACCGGAGGGTCGCATGATCTCGTATCACAGTACTGGCTGTGATGCAC